GATAGTATCAATATCTGCCGATCCATTAAGGACGGCGACCGCGAGCGGCCAGACGGTGCGGGCGAGACTCGCACCCGCGAGGAATGGCTGGAGCTGTTTAAAGGCGACGGGTTGGCAACGTGGCAAGGCGATGCAGTGGGCGTCTACGTGTCGATTAACGCGAACAACGGTAAGAACCGCAAAGCCGAATCGATTACCAAGTTTCGCCATTGCCTAATCGAGTTTGATGAAAGCACGCTGCAAGAGCAGTGGGCCATTATTAAGCGCAGTGGGTTGCCTACGTCGTCGATTATTAAGAGCGGTGCCCGTAGCCTGCATGCGTGGGTGGACGTGAGGGCGGCTAATGCCAAGGAGTTTGCCGAGCGTGTAGATTTTATTTACAAGCACCTTGAGCACTCGAAGCCTGACTCTGCTAACAAGGACGCCGGCCGGTTGTCCCGGTTGCCAGGGGCCATGCGTACCGCCACTGGCCAGCAGCAGGAGTTGGTCGAGTGTGGCGCACCGACGCTGACCTACATTGAGTGGCAGGAGCGCACGATGTACGGCGATTTGCCAGAACCGTATAAGTGGGAGGATCTGGTAAACTTTAAAGAGGATTGCGACCCGACGCAGTTGCTGGGCAAGCGGTGGATCTGCCGGGGTGGATCGGCGCTGTGGGTGGGTAGTAGCGGGCTAGGCAAGTCAGTGCTGTGCTTACAAGCGGCGATCACGTGGGCATGCGGGCGTGATCTGTTTGGCATATCGCCACATGGGAAGCCGCTTAAGTCGCTGATAGTACAGGCCGAGAACGATGAGGGCGACGTGGCAGAGGCGCTACAGGGTATTCTCAAGGCGTTAGACTTAACGCCGGAGGAGTTGCAGATGGTTAAAGAAAACATCGTGATCGTGCGTGATTGTACCTCTACGGGTGAACGGTTTGTAGATCGTATGCGTAGATTGGCTGAAAGGCATAAGCCGCACTTAGCCTGGGTAGATCCTTTGCTGGCGTTTATCGGTGGCGATCTATCCAGCCAAGAGACGGCCGGCGGATTTCTGCGTAATTTGCTTAACCCCCTAGCGCTAGCCGGTGGGTTTGCGTGGATGTTGATGCACCACACGCCTAAGCCGACGCGGGACGGCAGCGGGTACCAGGGGCACGACAAAGCCTACAGCGGATTCGGATCGTCTGAGCTGACGAACTGGGCGCGGAGCGTATTAACCCTAGCTCCTTGCGGTCAGGATGAGGAAGGCACATACACCTACAAGCTAGAGGTGACCAAGCGCGGGAAGCGGTCTGGGTTGCGTCCTAACCGCACTGCGAGCGATTTCATAGCGTCTAACGTCCAGCCGTGTGTTCACCTAAAGCATTCGCAAGTAGGGCTGGCGTGGATCGAGTCAAGCGCGCCTGAAAAGACGGTAGGTCGTAAAGCCAGTGCGATTGATTGGGGCAAGCTACCCGAAGGGGCTAAATACAGCCAAGTGGTAGCCTATGTGCAGAAGGTGACCGGGCTACAGGAACGGCAGGCTAAGTCCCGCATTAAGCAGGCTAAGGACGACGGATTTATTGAGGAATCTAGCGATGGTTTATTCAGCAAAAAGGTGACAAATGAACCCTTTTAAAGTTAGTGCAGTAACCCTTATTGCACTAGTGCAGTATTGGGTAGCATGTTGGTGCAGTAATAATAGGCCTTTAGGCCTAATTATTGCACTAATGCATTACACCATTTCCATTACTGCACTAACGACTGCACTAGCGAGGTTAATCTAATATGATAGATCAGGAAGCAATCGAAAGAATCCCAGCGGTTATTCCGCATCCAGCAAGCATGATCGATAGCTTGCAAGACTTGGTCTTTGAGTCATGCGATGACCTAAAGATTACGGTCACCACATCAACGGTTGCGACTATCACAAAAGTGATAGAGCACCTGATGGATAAGTCTGCCGATCACCCGGCTATGGCTAACCGAACGGACACGCTGGGGCATGCGGTCTTAAACATATCTCTTAACCGTTCCCCTGAATCTATGACGGCCGTGGCCAAGCGGTACGGCATCACTAAGCAGGCGATCAGTAAGAAAGTCACAGAGGTCTATGACCGGCTAGGTATCCGAGCACGATCGCAAAAGAGCGAGAAGGCCCGCTACTACCCACCCACAGCGCCGATCCACCCCGGCAGATCCACCGCTTGCCTAGCAACTGCGTCGGGTCGCAATCCTCTTTGAAATTTACCAGATCCTCCCACTTGTACGGCTCAGGCAGATCGCCATACATCGTGCGCTCCTGCCATTCGATGTAAGTCAGCGTCGGTGCTCCACACTCGACCAACTCCTGCTGCTGGCCAGTAGCGGTACGCATGGCCCCTGGCAACCGGGACAACCGGCCGGCGTCCTTGTTGGCAGAATCAGGCTTCGAGTGCTCCAAGTGCTTGTAAATAAAATCTACACGCTCGGCAAACTCCTTGGCATTAGCCGCCCTTACATCCACCCACGCATGCAGGCTACGGGCACCGCTCTTAATAATCGACGAGGTGGGCAACCCACTGCGCTTAATAATGGCCCACTGCTCTTGCAACGTGCTTTCATCAAACTCGATTAAGCAGTGGCGAAACTTGGTGATCGATTCGGCTTTGCGGTTCTTACCGTTGTTCGCGTTAATGGACACATAGACGCCCACTGCATTGCCCTGCCAGTCTTTCAACCCGTCGCCTTTAAACAGCTCCAGCCATTCCTCGCGGGTGCGAGTCTCGCCCGCACCGTCCGGCCGCTCGCGGTCGCCGTCCTTAATCGATCGGCAGATATTGATACTATCGCCCACGTCGAAGCAGGTGGTTAGAAACTTGTCGACCGGCCCGCTCTCCACGCTGATCGGCATCGGTGGCACTGGCAGATCCTCCCGCACAATCGCCCCGTTCTGGTAGCCATACTTGGCTTTTGGCCGCCACGCCTCCCTAGCTGGCTTGCTGTAAGCAGATTTGACGGCTGCCACGCATTCATTCTGGGTTAGTCCATTTTTGAAGCCCCAGATCTCGGCCTCTGATTCCGCATCAAACTGCGACAACCCCTGATCACGGAATTGCAACGCCATGCGGAACAGCTGATTGTTGCGCTCACCTTTCGGCGCCCCGTTGTGGTAAATCGCTTCAGTCGCTGGAGGGAGTGCGATCATTTTTTGGCAAAACTTTCCAGCGCCTTGACGATCACGTACTCGATCACCGCTTCGGAGTCTTTCTTTAACTGCTTCAGCCCAAATGCGTGCAGAGCTTTAGCGGTCTTGCCGTCATAGGTTACGTCGACCAGAATCTGCTTGGGCGCAGGTCGTGATTTACCAAAAGTAATTTTACCCAGATCTTTCATTTGCGTTTTCTCCTTTTGTGGGGTTTGACTTCTTTCCAAACGTTAAAATCCTTGTCGCACTCGACCGACCAGAGCATCAGTTTCTGATAGAGCGATCCCGCTAAGCCCCAGCGGCACAAAGTCCTGCTAACCAGATCTCCTAACCAGTATAGAAGCCACGACAACGCCCTCATTTTTTCTTCTCCGCGTCTCGCTTCTGGTAAGTCTGCGCCCGCTTCAGCAGCTCCTTGGCTATATGCAGCGCCATATCCAGCCGACTGCGTGCTATGACCAGCCGGCCGTCGATCAGGCTTTTCTTAGCCCGCTCGAGGATTTCGATTTGCCAAGTGAGGCGTTTTACGGACATAAAAACCCCATGGCTTGCCATTTAGAAGTTACGCATTCTTCTTTTAGATAGCTTATACTAGTTAATGATAATAATTCAGAGATATGATGAATTGCCCAATGGTTAAAAGGCGCAAGATAAATTGCCGCGAAATCAAAGTCTGTCTGCTTGTAGGACTGTTTTGTTTTACACCCTTTTGCGACTGTAACTTTGCATCTTTCTGCAAGAAAACCCCTGCGATCCTTTACTTTATTCCAACAGCTTTTAACTTGAATCTTTAGCAGGCTTATTCCAGGCGGTTCGATAACAACGTCGTAAGGCCGTGAATCTCCTATAGTTTGGGAAACGTGGCCACCTCGCTTGATAACTTCAATAATAAACATTTGCACTGCCAACGCTCCTAAGGTTTTGTGGTCGTTTGGTAATTGAGTAACTCGGCTTTTCTTCGCAGTTTCCTTGTTTAATTCAGCATCTTTAAGCCAGACCGAGGTTCTGGCATCTATTTTGTCAGACAATTTCACCACTGCCCCATTCCCCAACGCATGCGATTGGCACGGGCCTCTCGCACACAGTTGGCGTACTGCTCCGGCGTGTATGTTCCAATGACGCGGGCGGAGAACATGGTTAATAGTTCCTGCAGGCTCACAGCACCGCCTTCGGCAGCGGCCCTGCCAGTTTGTAGTGGTATTTGCGGGCGTCGTATTCTAGGGGGTAGCCAAAGAAATCTCTGAGCAAGTCGATGTCCCGCTGAATCGTTTTGTAGCTACATTCAAGCTCTACGCCCAACCGGGCAGAACTGGGCAGGCACAGATCCCGGCGCAACTTGCCGACGATCACACCTAAGCGGCGGAACGTCGGCCGTGTATCGCCAAGACCAGCGGCCCGATTGCGTTTAGAGGCGAACGTGGCGGCTTTCGTGCTCATTTAATCACCTCCACCATCGCCACCTTCGGCAACCGCATCGCGTTAAACTGCTTCTCACTTGCGGCAAACACGTCCACCACTGGCAACTTTCCGCCGCTCGCCTTCTTGCTCTTTACTGCAGTGCCAGTATCGACGGCCACCCACTCACGCTTTCCGTTTAGGATGCGTATCTTGCTCCACAGCGGAATGATGTCGGGATCGACGGCGCAGTGACGGCCAGCCCGCAGGCGTGTGCCGGTGCTTGATTGGTAGCGGCTGCTCCACTCGTCCTCGCCCGGCCAGTAGCCGGTAATTCGCACCTTGATTTTCTTTACGTCGATCTTCTTAGCGATCGGGCGCAAGTCGATCAGTGCGTTGCCTAGCTTTGTTGTTGTGAATCCTAATAAAGCGATGAACGAAAGCAGCATCCTCATAGCCCGCTCCTTATCCGATCGATCAGATCGTTCTCGCGTGCCTCGCTAGCCGCCAGCGCTGCCTTGGCCTCCGCTAACTGCCGGGCAAGCGATCGCACGCGGTTAAGCAACTGGTCGTGGGTCGTTTCCTCTGGCAGTACCTCAATCATTCTGCACCTCACGCGGGTCGTACTTTTTCAGCCAGCGCCACACCTTGCAGATGGACGTAAACGCATCGAACGCCTGGGCAACTTGCTCGGCGGTGTAGCGGATCTCCTGCAACTGGCCGGTGACCGGATCGATCAGAATGTTGCGGCAAGCCATCCCCTCGTCCGTAAAAGCGTACGCATAGGCACTGAGCTGCAGCAGATCGGTTTCGTAACCTGCCGCTTTCCCATTCTTAAATTTCCGTGTCTTAAAATCTACCACCTCAATTACGCCGTGGATGTCGGCGATCAAATCCACTCGGCCTGCGTAGCCTTCGGCCTCGTTGACTAAGACAGACTCGCTTTCATGCACTTTAGTCACGCAACACTCACGCCATTCCTTCAAGCCCGCATAGTGCTCCTCGTAGCCTTTCACTAGCTCACCCGGCTCCTCGCCGTTAATTATGATTTCAGCCAAGGAATGCACGTGAGTCCCGCGAAGCGCAGCGGCCTCCACTTCCTTCCTGCTGTCCAAAACCACCCGCTTAGCAAAGTCGCCGTCTGCCTCTCCTGCGTTCCTTGGTAGCGACAAGGCAGATAGAATCGCCTGCTCTTCTTTCCAATTCATTAGCCCCTGTTTACTAGGGCCAGCGGCTCCGAGGATTGTGGTAACCGACGGAAACGCCCCCACCTTGCGGGCGGATCGCAGATCTCCGTGGCACGACTCACCTGACCTTAGGTAGTAGTGCGCCGATTCCGTTTTAGCGGTGACGATGATCGGCGCCATCAGTTCCACCTTCCGATTGCGTGCATGAGTTGCAGGCCCAGCGCGACAGCTACCAGCGGCAGCATTATTTGAATTACGATTGTTAGGATTTCCATAAAATCTTTCTGGCTAGGGTGGGGATTGCCCACCCCAGCCAAATGGCTAGAACGGGACGGGGTTGCCGTCGTGATCTAACTCGGTTGCGGTTGTCGCGCCGTTGCGGTTTATTTTCCGCACGAACGCCTTATCCACGGTCACCTTCTTCGCGCCGGCTGGCAGTACCGCCTGCACGTTCGCATAGGTAGATCCGTCACGCTCCACGTGCACCACAAGGATCGTGCACGGCTTACCGATGAGCGTTTCCAAGTCCAGATTCTGCGGTGGCGCTTTCTTGGCGTAAGATTTGAGATCTTTAAAGAGCGCTGCCTTTTCGTGCAGGCTCAAGCCGTAACGCCGGCCGATGGTAAACGGGCGGCCGTCCTCCATCTTGTCAGCGATTTGCCACACCAGGCGAATCTGATGCTTCTTTCCGTACATGGTTTCAATGACGCCAAGATCTTCTACGTCGCAGAATACTGCGTCGTGCGATCCTTCGGGGGCTGGCGTATAGGTTCCCCCTCTGCTTGCTACTATTGGCATACTAGGATTTCCTTTCTTTGTTTTGGTTTCTTGGTTTTGCTTTGACTATTCGTCATCGCAAAAATCGTTGTTCCGATGCGGTTGGTTTAGGGTTTGAAATTCACGATCGGTGATGTGCCAAGCGATCTCATGCTTCCGTGCCAAATCCTTGGCTTGCTGCACCTCGCCACGGTTCAGCGCTTTCACCACTCGCTCGGCTGAGTTGCGGCAGGCCATCACTTCAATGTTTTCGATCAGGCGAAACTCACTCACTGCTTTCGTCCTCCTCAATGCGTGCTGACTCCCTCTCGTCTAATTCGTAGTGCACCTTTAACGCTGCCTTTTCCATTTCGGCTTCTTCCTCGGGCGTGTGATTGATAATCATTTTTTCTCCTTCATCGACAGGCGGAACGATTTAGCGGTCATCGCAACGGCTTCCTGCGTGATGCACTTGGTGGTAAAGCGCCAGATGCGCCAGCCCAGGTCGGCAGCTGCCCGGTATTTTTCGCAGTCCTTAACCATTCCCATCCCACGGCCGTGACGGCCTCCGAACGGCAGGAACGCCCCGCCGTCCAGCTCGATTGCGCAGCGGGCGGATTTGCAGGCAAAGTCGAATCGCCATTTGCGGGTAGGGTGAAACGTGTGCTCGGCCACTAGCTCCGGGCCACCGGCTACTTTCCAAAGCAGCTCAAACTTGGCGGCTAAGGCGCTCACGATTGCACCCCGCTTTTCTTTAAGAGGCTTTCAAGAATCTCCTCTATGCGATCTAAGCGATTGCGGAGATCGCGGTGCTTAACCTGTAGATCGATCAGAGCAGTGGTCTGGGATAGCTGAGCCGATCCGTAGCTCTGGCTGGCGGTAGCTGGCAACACGCCCTCTTTTTCTAGGTCGCGAATCACAGCCACTCCTTTAGATGTTTTTTAACTACGTCGATCACCCAGCAGAGAGTGAGCAGACAAACCACAAGGCCGCCGATCCCGGCTCCGACAAACAGCGACCAGCCCACGATGAAGCCGGACAGTTGCGACAGATCCCGCATTAGCTCCCAAGAGATCATCGTTGGGCGCTCCACATGCGGGCGACGGAGGGGTTAGGGTGGTAAGCAGGCTCCGCCGGATACCCGCCGCGAATTAAAAGAGAATGTTGCTGGTAGTGCTTCTTTTTGGGCTCAGTTATTACTGCCGTGTTACCGATTCGGCGTAAGTCATTATAGCCATAAGACTCGGACGGGGTGGGATTTGAACCCACGGTACAATTACCTGATTTGATTTGATCAATTATGATTGGAAGGCTCATTGTATATTATTGCGTTAAACTGCCCAAATGTTACCTTTGTAACTATGGCCTATTCCTACATTAAGAAAGGCAATCCGTGGTTTTACATTCGTTTTAAAGACCCGACTGGAAAATGGCGTAGTAAAAGCACCCGCTACCGAATCGACAATACTCTGCATCGCGCAAAGGCAACGGCTGACGCAGCTCGACTCGGCGTTAACGAAAAGCGAAAAGATTGCGGCCACGACTGGGTTGATGATTTGATTGAAAATCACCCCGTTTGCCCTCTGACAAAAGTTTATTACAAAAATTCGTGGCGTCATCTGGCGAGATTTATTAGTGAGAAAAAAACAACCTTGCAAGCGTTTTCTGCAAATGATTGTGAGATTTATTTGCGATGGCGACAAAGCCTTCCCCGCACCTCCGGCGGCAAGGCTGGACGCAGATGCTAGTTTTTGCGTGATTTGCTAGGCGTTAGCCGATAGTGCGGCACCCTTCGACAATGCCCTACTTTACTGCCCCGGTCGCATATTTTAATCCTAATCGAAAACACTTTTCTTTCTGCACCGCCAGATTTGATCATTCGCGTTAAAACCTTGTTTGTGTAGACCGGCGTTTTGCCCCACAGCTTTGCAATATCAATTTTTGTAAACCACCCCGGCGGCACTACCTCCTCCCGATCCCCGGCCACGTAGGCGTCTAGGGCCGCTGCCCAATCTACACCGGGTATCGCCATACGCCTCCTATGGGCGACAGTACGTTCACCGTACACCCTTCCCCGCTCTCTGCGTACTCGCCCCAGGCTACTCCATGCTGCCACCTGGTAACCGACCGCTGGCGCCGGGCGTAGTGCATGCTGGCTATATCGGCTAAGCAACCGATCGACCAGCCCACTGGCGCACCGATGCTCCGGCCAGCCGCACGATCGACGCGGTGTAGGTGGCCCATCACGACAGGCTTTCTCAGCATCTCCACATGGTCACGCACGGCTGCCTCCGAAAACATAAAGCCGTGTCCGAATGCCGTTCCTCCCAGCTCCCGCCAGCCTTTTTCAATATCGTAAGACACGTACTGCGCCCGCAGATCCTTACAGGCGTTATGGATCTCGGACAGCGCAGAGGTGCAGCAGTGCGCCACAATGGCGGATGGCGAGTATTGTAGGGACGTCAGGCGGTGCTCATGGTTTCCCTCAAATACGATCTGTGGGGCCAGCTCTCGTAGAA